TTATGACGCGGCCGCCCGTTGGCGGACCGGAAGCTTCCAGCCCGGCCGCGCGAAATGGCAGGTGTAGCCGTTGGGATAGCGCTCGAGATAGTCCTGATGCTCTGGCTCAGCTTCCCAGAAGGGCCCGACCGGGGCGAGCTCGGTGACGACCTTGCCGGGCCATAGGCCGGACGCGTCGACGTCGGCTATCGTGTCCTCGGCGATCCGCTTCTGTTCATCGCTGGTGTAGAAAATCGCCGAGCGATAGCTCGCGCCGATATCGTTGCCCTGGCGGTTCTTCGTCGTCGGATCGTGGATCTGGAAGAAGAATTCTAGAAGCGTTCGGAAATTGGTCCTGGCCGGGTCGAAGATGATCTCGATTGCCTCGGCGTGGGTGCCGTGGTTGCGGTAGGTGGCGTTGGCGACATCGCCGCCGCTGTAGCCCACTCGCGTCGAGATCACGCCGGGCAAGCGCCGGATCAGATCCTGCATGCCCCAGAAGCAGCCGCCGGCAAGGACCGCACGCTCGGTGGAAGAAGCCATGTCATACCTCCTTTGGATTGCTCCATAGATAGGCATTGCGCCTGGATTCTTCCAGCGGCTCGAACGGGCGAATGCCGACGCAGGGATCGAGTGTTGTCGTATATCCGGCATCGACAATCGATCGGTTAACGCCTGCGCGGCTTCGCCTCCGCCGCGCTTAGGAATCCGGCGTGTGTTTGAATCTTCGCACCACCACCTCGAACACGATGTCCGATATCCACATTGCCGAGACTCCGATGAGGAAGGCTGCGGCGAGCGTGGTGGTGTCGTCGGCGGCGGGGATCGGCAGGCCGCTTGCGCGAACCCAGGCGACGGCAGGCAATGTCAGATAGGCGGCGGCCAAAGCGCCGCAGATGGGCGAGGCGATCATCTCGCGCAGCTTGTAGCGATGGCGCGACAGCGCCCGTAGCACGCCGCCGGCGAGCCCCGCCGCCACGACCTGGCCCTTGATGCCCAGAAGATCGAAGATGTCATGCATCACGGCCTCCAGCCGCAGAGTTTTTCGCCCTTGCGGTTGTGGGCAAGCAGCACCCTCGCCTCCCGATCGGCCAGCGCGTCGACGACCCTGACGGAGAGGCGCATCGGCGAGGCGACGGCGCAGAAGCCGCCTTTGGCCGTCGTGCAGCCGGCAAGCGCGGCGGCCATGGCGGCGATAATCAGTCCCTTGCCCATGACTTCAGCTCCTTCCTGACCGCGCCGGCCGGCAAGGCGCCGATATCGTTGTCAACCTGGTCGGCGACATCCCGGGCCGCGGCCTCGGCTTCAGCCTGCTTGCCGCGCTCGGCCCGCGCGCCGGCAAGACGCTGGTGAAAACCCCAGCCGAGCGCGCCGATAATGCCGGCACCGATCGCCAGGACTGTCGGATTGGTGAGAAGCCATGCCAGCAGCGCGCTCATAGCAGCGCTCCGATAAGAAGACCGGCGATGAGACAAGCAGCACTCACAATCACATACGGCCTCGCGGCTTCAATGTAAGCGGCAAGCAGACCTTGCAGATTTTCCATGGTCAGTGCTCCCAGCCGAAGCGGCGCGCGAGCATGTGCCACCACTCGGCCGTGGCGGCGACGGCGAGACCGAGGCCGGTCTCCAGCGCCATCTGGATGTCGGGATCGGCGGAGAACGCCGAGGCGTCGTCGGCGCCGAGAAGGCCGCGCGCGACAAGCACGCCCGCGCAATAGCGCAGGACGATGCGGATGATGACGGCAATCATTGGCAGAACACTCCGAAGAGATTGCAGGGAAGATGCGCGGCCCAGGCGGTAAGCGAGCCGAGCGCCAACGCGATCAAGGCGAAGATGCCGGTGGCCTTGGCGGGCCACGCGGATTTGGGTGGCGCGGTGTGTGCGTCATTCACGACAGGCGATCCGGCGCTGACGGGCGTTGCCGCTGGCATGGCGTCATTGCTCGATGCAGGTCCCGGCGCTGATCCGCCCGCCGCCGACGGAGCGGCCGACATCAGCAGCGCCTGCCGCCGCACCGAGGCGACGCGGGCGCTCCAGCCCCGGCCGAAGCTCGGCCAGGTCGGCAGCTTTTCGAGGAAGGCGAGACGGGCATCGCAAAGCGCATCGATGACGACGCCGGCGGGCTTTACCCTTGCCGCCGCCAGCGTCGCCGGGCCGATGCGGCCGTCCTGGCCAACGCCGAGAACGCCTTGAAGATATTTCGCCGCCCTGCCCGGCCCGCTGTTCACGGCAAAGTCGAAGACGGCATAGTCGATGCCGTCGGGAAGCTCTGCGCAGGCTACGGCATCCCAGTAAAAACGGCGGTAAACCGTGGCGACCTGCTCGTCGGTGATCTTGCGGAGTTCCGCCTTCGTTGCATCCGCCTTCACGTAACGGCGGAAGTTCGTCAGCGTGACGCCTTTCATGGTCGCACCGCCCGGATCGGCAGGATTATCCGACCAGCCGCCCTCGGATTTGAACACGAGCGAAAGGGCACGCGCGAAGTTGCGTTCCATGGGGGGCTCCTTGGAGTTGGCACGCTGTGAAAAATTTTGCCGGCGAATTGTGTTCGCGCGGATTGGGCGCTTTTGAAAAGCCTTAATTGCCGTACGGCAATATCGGGAGATGGCGGTCGGGGATCCACCGTTTCGTGAGGGTAGCGGCGTTACGACGCCGAGGGGTTGGCAAATGGGTTTGATGTTACCCGAAATGGGTGACTGCCGGGGATGCGGCGGCACCGCCACGATCTTCGAATGTCCAAGATGGCGTGCCTCCAACGGCCACTGCTGCCCAGCGGTCACGCATCAGCATCGGTGCCCTGGGGTTAGCGTGATATGCGCGCCGAGCGCGAGGGGACTGGTGGGCTGAGGGTGGCTTAAGGGGCTGAGGCAGCGCAGGTGGCCTGAGGTTGAGGTGCCGCAGTTGATAGCAGCCTCCGAGAGATGGCCAAAAAACGATCTATCGGACTGTCTTTTCCTCGGCCATCGGCTGACGTTGTGTCATTTCAAGCGCCTGCGTGGATTGTGACCGGATTTGTTGCCAAATAGATCGTGTGTTGGCGGCCATCTAGCGGTTCGAAAATGTCAGTTTCAATAACCTTCACTGATGAAAACAGACTCCTCAGTTTCGCAAGATCAATCTCACGTGCGTGGTGGCTGTATATTGGCTCAAAGACAATAGCCCTGGAGATACCAGCAGCATACTCGAGCACCTTGGAGAGACTATCACCGCTCATTATACGCATGATAAACACGATGTCGACGGTCGGATCTGGCAAAAATTGCTCGATTAACGACAATGGTTGCGTTTCGATGTCGTGCACGTAGAAATCCAGATTTGAAACGGCTTGCACCGATTTCAACTTCTGGCAGACATTGATACTTCTCCAATCTATATCAATACCTACGCCCCATCGTAGTGTCCGGCTTAGAGAGAACAGGAAGCCACCGAGGCTACACCCTATATCTAAGACCGTCTTCCCTTCAAATTCAATGGGCAACAAATTTAGTCGACGAGAAGTATCTCGGAGGCCAGGCAAACTTACTGTCCCCAAATCCATCGATTGGTATGGTATTGGCAGGTCATGATCGGCCCCCTTGTCTCGAACTTGTCGAGAGTATTGGATTAACCTCAGAGCACCTTGCGTCTCCCAGCCCAATTTATCAGCACTGGACAGGACGCTTGCGATCGATTGGATTTTCTCGCTGGAGCTTATCTTTGCAGTCCCCTCAATCAAATTGTCCAGCTCATGAAATCGACCCGTCTCTGCGAAGCTACGAGCGAGCAGATTCTGAACCGGCTTCGACGTCGGATCTGCCTCCAGAATTGGTCTGAGACGTATAATCGACTCGGCGTACTTTCCTCTGGCAAACGCTCTTGACGCAATCTTGAGAGACAGGCGATCGTTGATCTGTCTCCACAATTTTCCGGCGAACCTTGTCAAATAGCTATTCATTCTGATGACAACGCCTAATAGAGAAGCGGCATACCTCCGTGCCAATTTGAGAAGGAGCTAGCCACTTTCGAACTCCGGTTTTGCAGAGCTAAAGCAGATTTTGGGTAGACCAGCTAGCCGCCATAGACTTCTTTTATAAACCTGGCTAGCCAACGGACCCACGCCGAGGCTCGCAGCTTTCCTTGCTACGCGCACTGGATAAATCCACCTTGTAGGCAGTTGTCGTTGCCGCTGTCTGGCATGTCGATGACGACATCGGCTGGATTCCCGTTGTAGATCTTGTAGGCGAGCCAAACATCGGGATTGCTGCCACTCTCAACCTCCCCGTCCTTCGCAGCAGCGCCACTGACCGTGAATGTCCTCGTCGTTACGTCTCCGATGGCAGAATACATACCGATAACGACGAGCGGCGGCACGCCGCCGCTTGAAGCGATTGCTTGAGGTGACGGATCACTACTCGTCGAGCCAGATGAGACAACGGTACTTGCTACAAGGGTCGACAAGGGGAAGTTCGGCCTGAAAACTAAGAGATTTTGCCGTGGAGTACCACCGTTCATAGCAGCGAGTGAGGCTCCCGCTTCCGTTCCGTCAGCAATCTTGTACGCGACATTATGCCTATCGGTGAACGCGCTCGACCGCGTATCCCATAACGTGAAGCCCGGTGGGCAACTAACTGTCCCACTGTTATCGCGCCCGCCGTAGACAAGAAGGTCACCAGCTTGGATGCTGGCCGGAGCAACCACATTCGTCGTCGTTGAGACAGCGGAGGCCAAGAAGGTAATCGGAGAAACCGGCTCCTGCAGACGCTTCCAAACTCCGGCGTCCCGGACGTATTGGGACGGCGGCTGCTTCCAAATTCCGGCGTCCTTCACCCAGACCGTGGCTGGTTTCCAAACGCCTGCGTCTTTAACATAGCTGGGCATCTTCTACACCTTGAACCAGACATCGCCATCTATGCCACCAGAAGGTGCAGATGTCGAAATGGTGACAGCCCGGTTCGCCATTGTGCCGACGGCTGCAAGCTTCGTATTCAGTGCGGTGGTGAAGCTCGCGGTCGTCGATGCGAGGACGGAAGAATATGCTTGGATGTTGGTCCCAACAACCAGACTAAGCAGAGAACGCATGGCGGTGTAGTCGGCTGCTTGAAGCAAGGAGCGGCCGTTCGACGATGCATCCGTGATATCCGCCGCGGCGATTGCGAGTAGCGTTTTTGCCGTGGCAGCGGTCATCTCCTCGACTACCCCAACACCGGCCGTAGCCCTCCCCAGCAGGCGTGCAGTAGCAATATTGGCGACCTTCGCGAGCGTCACTTGAGAGTTGCCGATATCATTGGTTGAAATTGTTCCCCCATCCTGCAGCAGCTTGCCTGTGGTGCCGCTAAAGCGAGCTAGCCCGCCGGCAGTGGCAGACGCTGGACCCACAACGTCCCCGCTACCCAGCCCATCCGCCCCCTTATCGCCGGCGCGGGTGAAGATCAGCCAGATGCCGTCTGCGGTCGTAGGCAAGGTGCCGGCGCCGCTGACATAGGCGAGCGTCAGTTTTCGATAGCCCGCCCCGTCCACCACCGAGCCGATGACGTTGTAGACATAGGCGATTGCCGCCGACGCCTTGGAGCGCAGCGTGAGCTGGCCCTTGATCGTGTTGGTGCTGTCGTCGAACGTGTCCAGCAGGCCGCTCACCGTGGCGCCGCTGGAATCGAGATTGTCGATATAAGCGGCCGTGGCGGAGGCGACGCTGACGTTGTTCAGCCTGAGTGTGCCGTTGCCAGGATCGGCATCGGCGATGCTGGTGGAAAAGGTGTAGCCAAGTGCCGCCGCTGCATTGGCGGCGGCGACGGCGCTTGCCGCCGCGTTGGTGGCCGAGGTCGCGGCGTTGGTGGCGGAGCCGGAGGCGGCGGTGGCCGAGCTAGATGCGGCGGAAGCCGAGCCGGCGGCAGCGCTTGCCGAGGTGCCGGCGCTGGTGGCCGAACCGGCAGCCGTGGAAGCGGAGCCGGACGCCGCCGTCGCCGAATTGCCGGCGTTCGTCGCGCTGGTCGCGGCATTGGTGGCGGAAGTGGATGCGGCGGTGGCGGAACCGGCCGCCGCTGTCGCCGAGCCCGCCGCGTTGGTGGCGCTGGTGGCCGCCGCGTTCTTGGAGGTGAGTGCCGCGGCCGCGCTCGCCGCGGCGGCATTGGCGGCGTCCACCGCATCGCCCAGCGTGTCCTGCGAGAGATAGAAACTGAGCACGATCGGGTCGGCGCCAATCACCGGATCCAGTGTCTCGAAAGCATAGACGCGATCGGCCGAGACGGCACCCTCCTGCACATGCACGGTCGTGCCCTTTTGCATCGTGCGTGCGGTGCGGGCGTCGGCGGCGCGGAGCCACTGGCCTTCGCTCGCGGTGTAGATGCCGTTCTGGGTCTGGTCGGCCTGGTCCTTCACCAGCACGCGGTCGCCGACTTCCGTCAGCACGCTGTCGATGGTCTGCAGGCCGTAAAGGGTGATGTTTGCCGTCGTCGCCAGGCGCACGGGTTCGCGCTCGCCGGTCAACAGGCGAACGGCGGCAGTTGCAGGTCGGGCCATAAGGCTTGCTCCATAAAAAAGCCCCGCGAAAGCGAGGCTTGAAAAAGATTTAGATTAGCGCGAGGGCTGGATTTATGGCCGCACCGGAAATCAGTTCATTGTCGCCGCGATTTTCGCCAACTTCACTGAGCCTGCCCGCGCTCGGAATCCGAGCCATCTGAACCCAAAGCCACTCCCGCTCCGGCAGCCCCGCCGGCGGTGCCGACAGCGCTGTTGAACTGAATAATGTGTTTCAGTTCTTTGTGTTCATTCACATGGGCGCGAATGCGGGCAGCCGTCTTTGGCGCGACGGTCTTCACATAGTTAGGGTTCGCCATGTAGGCGCGAATGGCTTCCGCCATCAACTCCCAGTCCGCCTCAATCCCCTTCTTGTAGCCCATTTGCGGTATCGAGCCGACGCTCGCCGACAAAAAGAGGGACGATGTGGACCATCTCAGTAGAGCCCCGTGTAGCCGCCGATGATGGCCCGGCTCGCCCGGGGCGAGAGCGACGACCCGCCAAAGGTCACGGATCTGGCCGGGTCGTAGAGACCGGACAGACCATCGATGAGGCCGCTGCCGGCCTTGAAGATCGAGGCCGTCATCGCCTGGTTGCCCTGGAAGCGCGAGATGGCGGCCTGCGTGTAGAGGTTGTTCTGGCGTAGCTTCGAGCCGTACTGGATCGCATCGAGGTCGACCTGACCCTGCCGGGCGTTCGCCGCCAGCACCTCCGTGGGCGAGCCGGCTATGCCGACGCCGGAAGCACCGGCCTGGGCGCGCGCCTGGGCTTCGAGCAAATCCTGCTTGCGGCGTTCCTGCCGCTGCTCGAAGGCGGCGCTTTGCGCATCGGCCCGCGCCTGCTGCTCGTAGGCCTTGGCCTGGTAATTGGCCAATTGTTGCTGCTGAGCGCCCTGCATCAGGGCGCCGCCGACTGACACGGCCGTGCCTGCCAGTCCAAGAAGAGCCAACGTGCACATAGTTCAGCCTCGCCGGGTCTTGGGTTTCTTGATTGCGCCCGCAACGGGGGCGCGGAGCGCCGGGCGCGGGTCGAGCGCGCCGCCGGTACCAATGAGGGAAAGAAGCTGCCGGTCGGCCGCGAGGCCGGCGCGGCTGAGGCGCGCGGGTGCGGCCGCGCGCGGGCCAGCCATGGCGGCGCGGCGGGTGGCGGCAAGGCTCACCTTCAGGCGCGGTAGGCCGGCGGCGTCGAACAGGCCGTTGGCTGTGGCGATGGCGCGCGACAGCGCATCGGCTTCGAACAATTCCTCGCGCAATTCCTCGACTAGCCGGCGAACAGCGCGCCAGCGGGAGCCGAGAAGCGCTGCCTTGCCTTCGATCTCCTCGGCAAGCGCCTCGATGTCCGAGCGGGCTTCGCTCTCCGCGGCCGCGGCTTGGCGGCTGCCGGCGGCGGCGATTGTTCGTTCCAGCAACGCGATCCTATCGTTGCAGTCGTCGAGCGCGGCCCGCGCGGCGGCAAGATCGCCATCGCCGAGAATGGCGCGGTCTTCGGCCTGCTTCAGGTCGTGGCGGCTGGCGACGACTTGGGAGAGATCGGCGTCGAGCAGAGCGATGGCGGCTGCGAAATCCGCAGCCGTCATCGCCCTGCCGAGTGCTTCGGCATGGGGTGTCATGGGTGGGTCCTTGGATGGAATGGGTGCGATCGCGGAGAGGCTGGCGGGACAGCACCCCC